CATTGTCTTTTACGACAATAAGGCACGAGCCCTTTCCTTAATAGATTGAGAATAACTCTAGTCTCTATTAAGTTACATTAGCTATTACATGGTAAACCGAAGCTTACCATGCCTCACCTCTATAACTTAACAGTTTTAGAAAGGAAGGTTTCCAGCCGATGAACGCTTTTTTTCATCTAGCTGACTGGTAACTCTAATGAGTTGCTTAGTAGCCTGATTTAAAAAAAGAACATCATAGAAATTCCTGTTGTGTTCCAAAGGGACCAACAGCCTTCGAAACCTTGAGTAGCGTTAAAGATAACGCACTCTAATTTTCTCAAACTTGGGATCCTTTTGTAGTAAGAACAGTGTATCTTCTATGAAATGTTGCTCACGTCTATCAACAAATCATCCTTTTTCCTCTCTTTTAACAACTTCGTCCTTAACGACTTTTGATCGTTTCAGGAACTGAAGAGTCTTAAGAGGAGAATCAATTTTGACTTTTGATAGTTCTAATCCAGCAGATTTAAGATTAGCACGTTCTCAAAGTGATAAGACTTCTAAAAGTCTATCAAATTTTGAATTTACTAAAACTAAATCTTCAAGAGTAGATTTATCCTTATCTACTGACCCAGTTTCATAGAACTCTAAGTCTCCTAAGAGACCTTGAGCTCAATACCGAATCATAAAGTAGAGATCTTGAAGGACAGAAAAATCTGGTGACAAATCATCACCACGGATTAACTGATTCCAAAAAATCTCCTTATGACCAGCAGGTATTACTCCTGGCAGTAAAACGTCACAAAGTGCGTCTGTCAATCTCCGTCGAATTTGCTCCTCGGTACCCAATCTAAGCTTTAACTCAGTTATACGCTTTAAAAGGGTAATATTATATCAGTCTTCATCACCCGCAGCAATCTTGTCGATAACTCGATCAGACCGCAGAGGTAATGGTAGACCTCTATATATCGCAGTAATCAATTTAAGAGCATACTCTTTATTAATGAAAAGAGATGCATCTTTAAGAATACTACGCCTAGGAGAATCCATCGGTTGCAAGAGCGTTTTTAACAGCTCTCGCAATGAGATCTTTCCCGAATTAGAGAACATAGATAAAAGAGACAATAACGAAAGTTTAATTGCTCCTAAATCTATTATCCCTTTCCTAGTTATTCTTTCCGAATAACGAAGAACATGTTTAATATCCATTTTTAATAATAATGAATAGAGTATATTTACTCTACCCATAAAATTATTTTGAGATATAAACATCTTTCAGGAAATAGCGGATACAAACTTCCCATTTAAAGAAGAGACCTTTGCAAACTCGAAAGACTTATTCTTAGCGACAACACTTTTGGAAAGGTTAACACCTACTCCATAGGAAGTCATAAGACGTAAGTATTCGGTTGCAATGTCCTCTTCAAACAGGACTATATCATCACCTAACACTTCATACTCACTATATCAAAACGGTCCGGATGGATTCCGGATATTCTGATAAGCAAGTTGAACTATTAAATGATGAGTTAAGGCTAGCATGGCTCAGCTCGAAAGAGCTCCCATTGGCTGTCCTACTTCATACTTGACTTCATGGTCACCGTATTTCTTATCAGAAAGACGGTAGGTCCGTGAAACAAGTAAATCCTTCCAAGCTTCTGCGGCTTCTTGTCCGATAAGGACAGACAAGATAGAAACCTGTAGAGATATAGGTAACCGATCGGTCGCTGCAG